AGTGTTATATCTGCGTTGCCGCCTAATGAATTGTCGAGAGTAACGCCACTAGATACAGAAGAAATAGATTGTTGAGTAGATGTTATGTAACCGACATCGTTTGTCAGAAGCGAAACGTTGTCGCCAGACGAAACGTAATTTTCGTCATTGACGAGAAGCGAGATGTTATCGCCAGACTGAACGCCGTCGGTAATATACCCCGCATCGTTTGTCAGAAGCGAAACATTGTCGCCAGACACAAGAGAGTCCCCGCTTATAAGCTCCAAAGAAGAGAATCTTGTTTCTGCATCAGAGAAATTGGCGTTCATATCACTAAGAACATTCTCATGAGTGGTAACTCCTGTGGTAATTGAAATTTGATTTTGTGCCATGTTTTTAAAGTTTTTCTTTTAGTTTGGATTGCCACCTGGGTTGCCACCTGGGTTGTCAATAATGACTTTGCCATTGTTTGTGTTGAAATTGGGGCGTCCGTTTGATTTGGAAAGAATTTCATCGAGTTCTGCCTGTTTCGATGATCCAGTTAGAGAATCAGTGAGAAAAGAAACAATCTTACTGTCAAAACCAAGAACCTCTTCGGCGTCATCACCAAGGGCATCGAGAACATCTTGGGGGTTTGGATCTTCCCAAATCATCTCATTGGTTTTATTCCAAACATTAATAGCCTGTTCAAAAACACCCTTGGTCAAAAACTTAACCCTAGCGGCTTTTTTTTGCGCTGAATTTGGGTCTGTTGGTTGGTTTAGTATGCTCATTTTTTGTTAATTTAATGTGTCCAAGTGCATTCATTGTCCCAAATTTCGGTATTGACCCATATAACTCCATCACAATCTGGTTCTTTCCATTCGCAATCATCATCCCACGCTACTGAATCTTTCCAAAGCGTATCGCAACACCCAAGAACGGCAGCAATCGCACGAATGCGTTTGTAGATTGAGTTTCCAGTTATCCGAAGTAATCTCATTATTTAATCTGCGTAATAAACAATAGCATCTCCAGCGATTTCAATTACTGACCATTCTCCAACGATTACATCGCCAAGAGCAACGGCAGCACCTACAAAATTCGATATACTTCCCACTGTTGCAGCGCCTATTGTGCAATCATCAAGAGCATGGATTGCCATGAATTTCCCTGTGACCGTGCCGCTGACAACTCTTTCGCCGCCATAATGACCTACTTGTTTTAAAAGACTTGATTGTGTTGATGTTGACATAAAAATACATACACATAAATCGTTCTTATGGCAAATATTTCAATGAGATTCTGCCCACATTCTTCTCTTTATCGGAAATAAAGCCCTCCAATATCACATGTTCGTTTACAAACCTAACTATTTTAAGCTCGAAAACATAAACAAAGCCGCCTTCGTGCATATCAACAAAGCAACGATTTTTGGCGGCAAAAGCAAAATCAGGAGACTCAAAAATGTAACCATCAAACTTTTTGGTTACTGTATTTGTGCCTACAACCTCAAAATTAAAGTTTTTCATAATGATCCAGAATACTTTCCTTACTTAAATACACATAATCGTAAGGTTTATCTTCTATTTCTTCGTAGGTCATAGCTTTGATATACCTCTTGAAGAATAGCCTCATGCCATTTTTTTTGTTCTTTCTAAAGATTTTTCCTTCTATTTCTTCTATTGAAAAATGCTTGATTGCTTCTAGGCAAAGTCGGTAAAAACAATACCTAATTACAGCTGGAGAAAGATTTAGTTTGGTGTTAGGCATTGCAAAATAAAGATCTATTACCTTAATTTTCTTTTTTAAAAAAATAAATAATAAATATTCTCCTTCTTTAGATTTCGCGGCAATGGATAAATGACACTGATGTTCTAATAATTCTATAAAAGATTCAGAAGATGCCGCCCTTGAAGATATGGAATTAAAGTTACTAACGTAATCAAACGGCGCAGAATGTAGACAGTATTTTTTTATAAGACGGCTGGCTTCTGGGTCTTTAAAGTCAACATTTTCTATAATTATGTCATTTGTTTTCAACTGAAAAGATTGTTTTAGAACTTTTTGTGCATCCGAACTCGTCAAGAACGTCTTCTTTTACTGAGCCTTTGGCTATGATAGCACAATCAATAGCCCAACACCTACTGTCTTTTAGCTTTGAAGAATAGCTTTGATGATACCTTTCTTTCTTGTCGTACACTCTGTAAATAACGTTTTCCATATCATTATATTAACTCCATATATACATTATTCAACATTTTTCTAAGAAACCTTCAAACACTTATTTAAAAACCATTAAAATATCATAATATAAGATAAAAAGTGTAACTTGTTTTATGGGAGAAGGATTAGATAAAGTAGCAAGATCGTTGTTGGATTTAGAACCAACAGCTATTTTAGATCTGTTTGAAGTTTTCCCAGATATAGTAAAAAAACCACAGGCATCATATAAGATACACAACGGATCTGTATTTAAAAAGGGTGTGACTTGGCAAGGTTCTGATTACATGCCCATTGGCATGGAAATAGAAGGCTTCGAAGTAAATGCTGACGGCAGAGTTAATAGACCAAAACTTAAAATATCAAACAAAGATTTCTTTGTCACCAACCTGCTTAGAAAGAATGATGATTTTAAGAACGCGAGGATATTAAGAAAAAGAACTTTTGTGAAGTTCTTGGATGATGTAAACTTCGATGGGGGAAACCCATTTGGAGATTCAGATTCCACAGCAGAGCTTTCAAATCAAACTTACATAGTATCTCAAAAATCCCAAGAAAATAAATTATTCGTGGAGCTTGAGCTTACCTCTCCGCTCGATCTAGATAACTTCGAAATAAATAGCAGAAGAATCATGGGCAAGTATTGCTACTGGCAATATCGTGGAATGGGTTGCCAATACAAAGGAATTCCTATCCAAAAAGAAGACGGCAAAACCTTTTTCGATATAGATGGTAATGAAATACCTATACCAAATGATTTTATTTACCAAAACGCACAAGACGAATATGACGACTCGAAACAATACACCACTGGGGATGTTGTTTTTGTAACTAACAACAGAGTTAGAATAAGTGATCCATCAAACCCTCTTGCCTCAAGACCTCTAATTAGTTATTACTTAGCAAAGAGTGACGTTAGAGGATTAAGACCAGAAGAAAACCCAACCTTCTGGGACAAAGATGGATGTAACAAAAAACTATCTTCATGTAAGTTAAGGTTTTCAGAAAGCAAAGCAGTTTCAAGGTTTGTTGGAGATAAAGAAGTCGTGAAGAACATAGCCTCATTAAATGGAGAGGGATACTATTACTTTGAACCAGAAGATGAACAGCCATTGCTATCAGCTTTATCAGGAGAAGAATGGACTTTTATTATAAACCTTCCACGTTGGAGGGGCGACCAAGGTTATGGCGGAGCGCTACTTTCAACAAAAAACGTAAGTGATAGTAAATATGGAGGCATTAATCTTAATTTATATTACAACAACTATGTATATTCTTATTTAGATGGGAAAAATGATAAATCCCGCAAAACCAGTGAAACACACTCAGAACCCATTATATATAGAAGAAAACAAGGCGGCACCTTTGGTTTTTACGACCCCTATACAAAAACATCAAAAAATATAACCCGTCCAGGTTATTTTGGAAATAATGAATATTTTCGTGTTGGCGGTTGGGATGGGAAAAGCTCCAACTACTCATCACCAAGTATAGATGTTGAAAGTGTTTGTTTTTGGCAAACAGCATTAACTAACGAACAAATAGATTCTTTATATAGACCAGAGATCAATACAAATTATTTAAGACCCCGACCTATAGAAGATTTTACAAATACAAGTATTGTTAATAACAACCTGCTGGGTTGGTGGGAAAACCCTTCCACAGTTATTAATGGATTTACTAATTCTGCGCCAAACAATAACAACAACTTAATATTTCAACAAGGCACCAATCAATTTACAATTACAGGTGAAATTTACACAGTAGCAGTTAACGAAGAAATATCCACACAAGAAGAGGTATCGAACTTACCATTCGGAGGATTTCCAGGAACCGACGGTTTTACTTTCCAAAGATCAAAATAAAAATGAACAAAGAATCTCTAACCAGCCCCAAAACTAAATCAATACTCAAGAGTATTGAAAAGTGGTCGTCTTCCTGTGTGATGCAAGAAGTCTGTGGTTTTATAGGAGAGGAGGACGGTCAATACACCGCATTTTTATGCGAGAATAAATCAATAAATCCTAGACAGCATTTCTCAATAGACCCGTTAGAGTATTTGGTTTTTCTTAAAAAGTATAAACCAGTTGCTGTTTTTCATAGTCACGTTTATGGAGATGAGTCAGCATCAGAAAAAGATATTGTAATGTCTGAGAATAGTTGTCTGCCGTTTTTTATATACTCACTAAACACAAACAAATTTAATTTTTACGTTCCCAAAAAGACCATTGCAGATGTAAAGACAATAGAAGAATTCAAAAAAGCGCAATGACCAAAATAAATTTATACGGACTTCTTGCAGAAGAATTCGGACATTCTTTTTCTATGGAAATAGAACAAGCTAGAGATGTCTTTGATGCCATTGATGCTAATAGAAATGGGTTTAAAAAGAGGATTTTTGATCTAGGATCTTCTGGATTTCATTACTCAGTTATAGTCAATGGAAAGAAGATAGAAAACCCAAAAGAAGAATCAATAAAAAACAAAGCCCAAACAATAGACCTAGTGCCAATTTTAAATGGAGATGGAACTCCTCTAACTTGGGCGATAATAAGCATGGTAGTCTCAACCGCCGCCCAAATTCTTCTCGCGCCAGACCCGCCAGAACCACCAGAGATAAAGGCGTCCGTAGCATCTTTACAAAAGTCTTTTACATTTTCTAGTGTAGAAAATAGAGCAGCCCAAGGAACACCAGTGCCAGTTTGCTATGGAGAACTTATCGTTGGTTCTGAAGTTATACAAACTTCCCTAAAGAGTTACCCGCAAAACCAAGAAACACTTAAAGCGTTTACTAGAAATCCGTTTGGAGATCCAGAACAAATACAAACGTCTAGATCAGACAGCCAAGAAATTTAGATAAATGAGACACCTTGAAATAAAAAATACATTAGCTGGGGCTAAAGGGGGAGGCTCAAAACCAAAACCACCAGTGTTAAATCCTCCGCAGATTGGGGATTTTTCTGTAGCCGCATCTTATTCGTATTCTGAATCTGTAGATCTTATATCTGATGGTCCTATAGAGGGGCTGACTAACTCTAATGGATATGTTTTAGACCCTTCTTCTTATCTTCAAGGAGTATATCTGAACGACGTGGCTGTAGAGACAACTAACGACGGTTTTGTTAATAATGTCCAAATAGAAGTCTCGCAACCTTTAAGCGGAAACGGCGCTTCAATGGGGTGTTTTACAGGTGTGATTAATAATGGTTTAGATAAAATCGAAGAATATAATGCAAGTCTGTTTGATTATGAACCAGCGGGACGGGGAACAGACACAAAAACATCCTTAGCTGAGACTTCAGAAAATATATTAATATCCGTGATAAACCCAGGTCCCCGACAAGTAGAAGATGTATGGGTTCTAGAAGACTTTAAAGAAAGAGAGTTTGCTTGTTTAAATTTGGAAGATGCTTCTGGCTTTACTGGAGTGGCTGTTTATTACTCCTCTAAAAATTATTATGAAGAAGTTAGATACTCAAACGGTAGAACTGTATTTAGAAATAATCCTGGTCCAGAAACATCCTCGGTAGACGAAGCTTTGGATAGGCACGTTTATGGCACGAGAACTCTATTCTTAGATGAAAACGGAGACTGGAACGATAGAACAGACCCAAAAACAGAAAAAACTTACTTAATAAACAACGGAATAGCTGCTGGAGCAACATTTTTTTGGGAAAAACAATGTCAAGATGCGAGTTTAAACAACACATTTTATATGGAAATGTGTCTGCAACTATCAAACATAGATGAATCCCTTGATAAAACTAACACACTAGGCAAAAAAAGGCAAAGATTTAGAAAAGGCATAAACCAACTTGTCGATATAAATGTAACTGGTGATCGAGGAGGAGGAGATTTAAGCAGTGTTTATTTAAGAGAAAGATTAGTAGACTTGGGTTATGATTTAACAACAAATACAGAAGACGGAAGTTTCGACCCTTTAACATTTACTAGCATAAAGGCATTTATCAAAAAAACCCTTAAAGGAAAAACAAGATTAGACATTAGTGAAAATATTATTTTCCCACACCTTTTTATAACTCACGACGGAAATGAAATAATAGAAGGGTATGACGAAAGTGAGCATAAAGAGTTGTTTATAAATCCTGATGATTTTATTGAAGATTTGGCTTATGATAAGACCTACTTTAAAAATGATAAATTTTATTTTGGTGGCTTGTATTATGTTGTTATAGAAGAAAGTCTAACTGGAATTACTACGCCGTCTGTTGGTAGTGATTTATCAGTTTTCGTTGAAGATCGGCTTACCAACGAAATTGGCAATCCTCCAGAAATTCAAATAACAAAAGGAAAAAACATTCTTTCTGAAGTTGTTTTTGAACCTATATCTACAAAAGGTAATGCAGACTTTTCAGGTTT